ATTGGGATCGGCGCTCTAGCGGCCTCTGCCAGCGTCTGGGGCTATCTAAGTTTAGGCATTCTGGTTGATGCTGCATTTCCGGTACTTTCTAGCCTCACAATCGGTGGAACGGGTGTAGCTCAGAGAATGATCAGTGAATATCGCCAGAAATTGCAGATCAAGGGGATGTTTGGAACGTATGTCAGCCCCAAGCTGGTTCAGCAATTGGTGGACGATCCATCCTTGATGAAGCTCGGCGGCGATACCAAGACCATGAGTTTTCTGTTTTGTGATATCGTTGGCTTCACCCCTATCTCGGAGCATTTCAAAAACAACAACGATCCGCAGGGACTTGTCACCCTCATCAACCGTTTGCTGTCTGCCTTAACCGATGTGGTGCTGTCCCTCGATGGCACCATAGACAAGTACATGGGCGATTGTGTGATGGCGTTCTGGAACTCACCTGTGGATTGTCCCGACCATGAGGAAAGGGCTGTGACTTGTGCTGCCATGATGCTGGTCGCGCTTGAACATCTCAATGAGGAACTTGAACTTGAGGGATTACCAAAATTAGGCATTGGTGTCGGGCTTAACACTGGGCCAGCAGTCGTGGGAAATATGGGGGGCAAGCAGCGTTTCGATTACTCAGCTATCGGGGATAGCGTGAACGTGGCTGCTCGCTTGGAAAGCAGTTCAAGAAAGTATTCCGAAGATGTTTTGATTGGCGAGGCGACAGCCAAAGCTGTGCCTGAGTTGGTGAAATATTTGGATTCAATTCAAGTTAAAGGTAAAGAGGAACGGTTAGAGGTTTATACATTGCGTAACTAAAAAGTGCCCAGCGTGGTTCGTGCGGGGACCACACTCTGGGCCGTATCCCCGTTTTTACAATTCGTACATTTGAAAGAAAATCCTAAAGGGTTGACTTTTAGGATTCTTTCATTTCTTCATCAAGAATAAATCTGCCTAAAGCCTCAACCACCTGTGGCACGACAGCATTACCGAGCGACTTCAGACGCGGTGTGCGATCAGGGCATCCATTGATCACTCTTGGGATTCCTCCAGGTTCGTCCAGCCATCTGGAAACCCCATCAGGAACTCTACAAACGCTGGATTGAGTTGACCATGAACCTTCTGACGTTCCCCCGCCTCGTTTATCACTTTTGTCGTTAAACTTTCCTGTGAACCCTTTTTCCCTCGGCTCCTGTCTTGATAGCCGAGTCTCGCTTCGTGGCTCATGGGCGTCGGCCACAGACGAGGATCTCGCACCTGTTGGGAAAGATGGATTTGATGGCGTTCTGCGAGTTTGCTCGTCATGGCGTGTTTGTAGGATGTTGCTATTGTGTACGCCTCGGCTCGATCCTCGCTGGCGTTTGGCGTTTGCCACAATCCAGACTCGATCCCGCCTGTGCGGGGCATCGACGGCGCAAGCTGGAACAACAAACGATTGTGTGGCGTAACCCGAATCTTCCAAGTCAGAAAGCACCGTGTCGAGTTCCATGTTGATGATGCCACTAACATTTTCGCCAACGACCCAAGCTGACTCCACCTCCCGTATGACTCGTAGCATTTCAGGCCAGAGTGCGCGGTCATCTTCCGAGCCTCGCTGGTTCCCGGCGACACTGAATGGTTGGCAAGGAAATCCACCGCAAACAAGCTGAGTTGCCCCTCTGTATTGTCGTCCATCTAATTCCTCAATATTGTCGTGAATCGGTACATCAGGCCAGTGCTTTGCAAGTACCTTGCGACAGAACGGATCAGTCTCGCAAAATGCCACTGTCTCCATCCCAGCACGTTCCAAGCCAAGGCTAAAGCCGCCGATGCCTGAAAACAAGTCAAGCACGGTCATCATTTAATGCTTTTTCCTATGAACACTGGTGCCATTGGCGTTTTTTTTCGATCTATTTCAGGGCCAGCCCAGAGCCAATGGATGCGCCCGCAAGCCTTGCAACGCACATATTCTCCGACAACTTTCAAATCCCTTTGGACCTTGTGGTCCTTGGTTTCACCCCCGCAGGAACATTGCACTATTGATCCCCATCAGCTAAATAATTTAATAATCGATTAGTTTTTTTGCCCTGTGCAGAACGTCATTGAATTCTTTCTGATGATTGCCTGTATCTGAGTAACTCATCATCTCATACGCTTCGATCAATTCATCGAGGGTTTTTTTCAACTCATCGATCTCTTTCTCGTATTCGGCGAACAGATTAATAGGTTTCCAATCCCTTAAAAGTTTTTCAATTTCTTCGTATCGTTGTCTTTTAATAGACCTGATCCTAGCGGCACTACCTATACCGCTCACTGTCGAAGGCGGTACTTCCTTACGCTTTTTTTCTGGAGGATTGAGCCAGTACATTTTCAACGATCCTCCTCCCAAAACGCGATCAAATCTTCTGGCTTTGCAGCCGCCACTTCGTGTAGCTCAGACGATACAGGAAGCTCAAAAAAGAAATCAGTCTGGACCGCTTCCAAAACATCTGCCCAGTATGCCCGCATATCGTCTGGCAACGTGGGCCGATCAAGAATTTTTTGAACAGCATCGATACGGCTTTGCTTCAATTCTGCTACCAAGGATCGTTCAATCATGCTCTCCTCCATACTCTTACCCCCCGTGAGCCACCTTCAACCACCGAACGCATGGTCAGCATCGAGCCGTGCATTCGTTTCAGGTAGGCCATTCTGTTCGACAACACACGATAAGCGTGTGTGCTAGGCAACACGCCGCGAAAAAAAATACTGTCGCCGGGTTCCAGCTTACGCAGCAAGCCGAACGGGTGACCGGCATGGAATCGTCGCGGCGGCAGCGGGATGTTACGATCAATGCTCGGTGGCGCAAATGGCGGGTCATCACTCATCGGGTCTTAGGCAAAAGCCTGTATTCGTAAAGCCCTCGCCCAGCGTTTCCACGCCGTCTACGCTCGACCGTGTGAGCGCCAAACCGCGGTTTACGCAAGTGGCGTAATTGAGCAGAGACCGAAGGCGAAGGGGCGTGAGTCGCGCTCGCAATCTCAGCCAAAGTGCGCCATTCCCTGTCGGACATCAGCATGAATATCCGCTTGATCTGTCCCGTCAGCCGACTGAAATCCAGTTCGGGCTGATAATCCGGCCCATCGAAATGGGTTTCAGGTAACCTTTCCATCGCTAACCTCCCGCCAATATATTGAGTTGCAGGTCAGACAGCCGTTTTGCTGGAACACATGCCCCCGCTCTCCCGCACGATCCGACCAGATTGCGCCGCAACGGACGCATTCCCATTGCCGCAAGTCAGAATGGGAAATCGGTATCGGCTGCTTCTGTTGTGGCTTCAGGGGCCGTGACCGTGGTTGTTTGTGCAACGTCGCCTTCCTCAAATAAATGGTTGTGTTCGTTGCCGTAGTACACCGAACTTGCAATCCTGAAATACTTGCTGCCGTCTTCCTTGGCCGTGTTCAACCACGCGCTCAAGTTGATGCGCGGTCCTTCGTCCGGGTTCTGGCCGTCCTGCGGGAAAGCGTTGTTACGCAACAGCACGATAAGCGTTTTCAGCATGTCTTCCGTTACGACGATATGGCCCCTGTAAGGGGGTTGCCGATTGCTGGTGGTGGCATCCTTGTTGCGCCAGATGCCGCCCTGATTACTGCTAGGGAATTTATCCATCGGTGGTTTCTCCTGTGGTTTGATAGGTGTGTTGCAGTTGTCTTAACTCTTCGACAGACATTTGTCTCAGAGGCTCGATGCGCTCATTGAACGCTTTGATTTCGTTCTGGTAACCGCGGTTATACAGTTCAAGCAAGGTCTTGCGGTTGCGTTTGGTGAATTCCTCGATCCACCCGGCAGCCGTCTTGGGGTCTCCAGCTTTGGCTGGAGTGCCTTCCGGCGGCAGGGCAAACATCACGATGGTGACGTAGATGAACTCCAGCACCTCCTTGATGGTGTCCAGTGTCACGTCAACGTCAACGTCAATTTTCTTTTCTATCGTCATCATTCTGTCCTCAAGCGTCCATTTTTGGCCGCTAATAATTACCGCCGCTGCTGGTTTGACTTTGCTTACAGGCGGGGTGGTTTTTTTAGGTGCAGGAGCTTTCGCTTTTTCGTTGATCGCATGATGCACTTCATCAAAGGAAGCGTAGTTGCCGCCGCCGAGGCCACAGGCAGACAAACTGCGCCCAATCGAACTTGTAAGTGTGTTTTCGACACACGAAGTCGAATTAACTGGCCCACTACCTCGGAACTCCTCGGCAAAATCATTGGCAATAACGCGCCATGCACCATTTACAAATACACTAATAGTTGTTTCAGCCAATACCTTTGTTTCATCGACCACATGAATCGTAGAAATAATTCTGCCATCTTCTCCATAGGCTTCCCGAAACGCCTGTACTCGCGTATGCACTTCGGCGTATAGCTTGCCCCTGATGTTGACCTTGTTTTTGTCTGGCAGGTCAGCCATGTTTTTGACCGCGCCGAGCAGTCGATCTTGGTTGTAGTCCTCACTCACGTCATTGACTCCCTCATTGATTTGGTGATGATGTCGGCGATTTCGTAAACCGCCAGCTTGTCGAACAGCGTCATAGGTATTTGGGTTAGCGGTCTGCCGAGCATCGTGAACACCACCTGATCGCCTTCAATCCTCAAGCGCAGGTTGGATTGTTGAAACTGTGGCAAGCCCCACAAGCCCAGAATCTTGCGGGTCACGCTGTCCAGCATGTCGAATTCAAGCGTCGGCATGGCTTTGCGATTCCACGTATCGTGTGTATTGAGAACACCAGCGATTGACCTCGCAGTAATCCTCACAGCGAGTGCGCTTACCAAGGCGGTGCTGGATGACGTGATCGCCATTCAACTTGTTGTCAGCAGCCCAAGCGATGGCCTCGTCCATGCTGCTGCATACCTTGCTGGCTCGTTTGGCTGTGGCTGATTTAAGCACCACAAATTTATCACTCTGCGCCCACATCTCGGCGTCTGAACATTCAACCAAATCCTGATGCAGCAACGCGGCATAAGATGCCTGTTGGTGCAGCGCCAATCGCTCCTCCACGTAATCAGCAATTGTGTCGCTCTCCCACATCGGCACTGGCAATTGCAACACCGGGCTTTGGGGGTAATCAGCGCGAGTTTTCGCCTGACTGGCGATCCAGTCTCGCAGGATCACAAGAATATAAAGTTCTGTGACTTGCATCCCCTTGGCTTTTTCAACGAAAAATTTCTGCACTTGCAGTTGCCGATCCCACTCCGGCTTGATGCCGTTCTCTTCATGCTTGGCCGCAAACAGCACCGACCTGACGCTTGTCACCTTGTAATCAATGACGATGACCGTGCCATCGGGATTGAGGATTTGCAGATCAAGCTGGGTGGAGGTCCGTAGGCCGTTTGGGTGATCCCAAAAAATGCGCTCCTCGGCAATGGTGTCATCGCCGGAAGTGGCGAATTGCATCACGGCATGGACGCCACGGCCCAGCACGCCGAAAAATGCCAAGGGCAATGTTTTCTTGATCTCATCCTTATGCGCTTTTTTCAACTGCATGATCCGGGCGCTGTCAATTATCTGGGTGCCAGTGATGTCCGAATCCCCGGCATCATAGCTATCGTGCATGAACCCATTGAGAACCTGCGGCGAAATGTAGCCGTCATCCGCTGGCACGACTGACCCTCCATATCCGCAGGCCGTGTTCCGATTCCTTCGCAAGCCGAAATTTGTAATGCTGATGCTTTCGTGAGAACCTTGCCAGCCTGATGCGACAGGACACCAGCTTTCGTTCCAATTCACGCTGCGTTGCGGCAGGAACGAGGATTGAGTCGCCCACTTTCATCTCCCTCAAAGGCAACGGCCCGACCTCAACCCGCTCGCTCAAACGCGGCGGCAAGGGAACGCCCTTTTCGATCTTCATAGTCTCACCATAATGTATATTTTATTCATAATGTTGCGTGATTTACAGTCCCAAGTATAGCCGTGCCTGAGTCCCAAAGTAAAGCCCCGCGTGAGATTTCGTTTACCGTCCTCGGGCAGTGCTACAGCAAGGCCAATTCACGACAACTCGTCACAATAGGCGGGAAACCGCGGTTCATTAAGTCTCGACCCGCAAGGTTGTACGTTACTGATTTTCATAAACAATGCCCCAAACTGACACACCTGATGGAAGGTGATTTGGTAGCCGAAATTCATTTGACATATAACAGTAGACGGCCCGATCTTGACTGCAGCCTCATACTGGATGCGATGGAAAAATACATTTATCAGAACGATAGACAAGTGCGAGAGCAACACCTATATTGGGACGGAGTGGATAAGGAAAACCCGAGAGCAGAAATTACAATTCGTGAAAGAAAAGCCCCTTCCAGCATGGAGCCGGAAAGGGCTAAAACGGCAGCGAGGACTTTGCTGCCAAGCGCAGGGAGAAAACCAAAAATCTCCCCGCGCAGATGATTATGAACCAATCGATAAAGGAACACCACCAAAGAGGATATCGCCATGAGCAGGAGTGCTGTCGAGCTTGCCGTCCAAAACGCCAAACACAACCAAAGAATCCTCTGCCCTGCCTGCGGCCCTACCCGTAAAAAGTCTAAACAAAAAACATTGAGCATCACCGTCGAGCCTGACGGGACCAAACTTTTTTGCTGCCATCACTGCGATATCAGCGGTCGAATCTCAGAAAAACCGCGCCCCTTAATTGACCCGCTCGATGAATTCCTGCAATCCGTTCCGGGCCATCCCAACGTCATTGAACTCCCGAGTGCCACACACGACCGCGAGCTTGAGCAGTTCATGGAATCTCGCGGAATCTCTAGGGAAACCTATCAGAATTTCGGCGTGACCAGCGACATCCGCTGGTTCGATAAAAAAGCCGGTGAACAACTGGCGGTCGGTTTCACTTATGGCGATCCTGCCGAACCGAGTGCGATCAAGTGGCGCTCACTGAAAAGCAAAGCCTTTACCCAGACAGGTGCAGCGCAAACTTTTTATGGCCTTGAAAAACTGCCCAAAGACATGAGCGATATGACCCTCGTTATCTGCGAGGGCGAAATCGATTGTCTCAGCGTAGCGCAGGCATTTTCTGCTACTGATACAGAAGTGGCGGTGGTGAGTGTACCGAATGGCGCTCCAGCCAAACCTGTACGGCATGATGATGGCATCAAGTTCAACTACCTGTGGGAGGCAAGGGAATTACTGGAATCGAGTAGCAGAATTATCCTTGCCACTGACCACGACCAGCCCGGAGACAATCTCAAGCAGGAGATCGCCCGCAGGGTAGGGCGAGGACGATGCTGGGAGGTTGAATTCAGCACCGAACTCAAGGATGCCAACGCGGTCCTGTGCGCCGAAGGCCCGGAACGATTGCGGGAAATTATCGAGGCGGCCACACCAATGCCGCTGGCCGGTGTGTTCAGCGCCAAGGATTATGAGGAACAGGTGGAGGAAATTTTCGATGCCGGTGGTACAGGCAAGGGCTTGAGTACGGGTTTCAAATCGCTTGATAAAATCCTGACGATTGCCCCCGGCTTATACGTTATTACTGGCATGGCAGGTCATGGTAAATCTTCCCTGATAGACAATCTGTTGCTCAACACGAGCGAGCAGCACGGCTACCGGTGGGCAGTTTGCTCGATGGAAAACCCGGTCCCGATTCATATCTTGAAACTGGCTGCCCTGAAAACGCAGAAGCCATTTTTTGAAGGGCCAACCGAACGGATGTCCAAACAGGAATTGCGTGAATCTATAGACTGGATCAACGACCGGTTTTGTTTTTTGGAAAACAAGGACGGGGAAGTCGCCACCATCGATTCCATTATCCGCAGAAGCCGTGATGCATTGCTCAGGCTGGGTATCAACGGCTTGTTAATCGATCCTTATAACTTCTTGGAACCTACCAATAAAAACACGAACGAGCATCAGGAAATCAGTGCCAATTTGTCAAAAATAATTTCATTTTCGCAGGAAGCGAACCTGACGGTATTTTTTGTCGCACACCCCACCAAGCAATACCCGCAGGGTGAGAAGGAAAAACCGGTTGATGGAAACGCGATTTCTGGCAGCTATTCTTGGGCGTCCAAGACAGACTTCGGGGTTACGCTGTTTAGGACCAACGATCCGAACGATCACACGCCTGAAGTCATCGTTTGGAAATCGCGGTTTAACTGGATCGCGCAGCGCGGATCGCAAAAATTATCCTACGATGTTGCGACCGGAAAGATGAGCGATATCAGGGATGATTTTGATTGGTCCGTAAGTTAGAGCAATCCGTTGTTGCGCGCAATCGTCACCAGATCGTCAGCCAGCCGCTTGTTTTTTTCGATGAGGTCATCCCGCAACGCGATCAGATCGGTGCGCAGCGTTTGAATCTGAGGCTGTAATACATCCAAGATCGCTGCCGCTTGGGTTAATCGCTCAATGCTCTCCCGGTAGCTGCACTGTGATTCCTCCTGTTGCTGGCGCAACAGTTCGTTGTGCTGATGCCACGCCTGAGCGTTGTCTGAATCGATCAGATCGTCATCGTGTTGGTTGTTGGTCATTTGGATTCCTCTTCATTCAGGGTTAGACATGAGACTCTCAGGATTCAGGCTGACCCTGTGGTCTCGATCATTGAAACATACTCGCACGTCACCAAAGTCCATGACGAATAGATCGGTGTAAGGTGAGTTCCAACGAATGGGACCATTCTCTACTGGCGGTTGGGTGCGGACCTGCACGAATTCTATTTCGACAGGAAGTTTCGTAACTGCTGTATTTATGCGCTGCCCCCACCACCAGACTAAGTTTCGGCTCGCCTTGAAATCGTCAATAGTATCTCGCGTGAATACCAAATCATCAATGGTTATCGCAACGTCCAAAATGGTGCTGAAGACTTCTTCAATCTTTTCATTGAGGATTGCTGTGCCCATCCTTCGCAATAGCGTTCCGGTCCTGACAAACACCTGCGCCATTTCGCTCTGCAGTTCCGCAGTAGTTACCGCTTCACCGCCGAAACCTTCCTCGCCATCAACCGCTGCCATGATTTCCATGTCTCTCAGTTCAGCCTTCGTCGGCTTTGTCATTTGTATTCCTCCTTTTTCTAAGCGGCCAGAAACATCCCAATCGTCCCATCGGACCTTAGCCAGATTTGCTCGATAAAGTAGTGCCATGTGCCAGCTTGATTGAGAACATCCGCGACAGCGCGTTTGGCACTGGCTATGTCCACATAGCCATTAACGACCTTGATTTTTTCCTGCGAAACCCAAACCTTGTATTCTTTTTCTACGTTCGGCTTCCAGTTTTTGTAATCGTAGGCTTGTTCGCTGAGAGCATATTCCCCATCGGGAATTTCCCCAATGGCCTCGGACCCGACCTTGTTGGTTTCGACAAAAACAGGGTAGCCATCATCAGCAATTTCATCGGACTCATAGCCGATGCTCCAGTTGATTTGGGATGCTTCGTAATCCCACTCTCGATTGATGTCGTTCAGCAAACCCATGTCAATTCACTCCTCTCTCTTCATCTTCTAGGACTTTCTTGATAGCTTGGTTTCGGGGAGTCTTGCCTAGATGTCGCAGAGCGAAATAAGCCATCAGTTGATCAACCTCAAACTTTTTCAGCTTCAGAATCCTATAAATAACAATGCTTACATCTTCGCTCATGTCTCCGATCTGCGGGTCAACCATAGGCGAACCATCAAGCTCACCAAGTAACATATGAATGAACCTTTTCCTTTCTTCACGATTATAATCAGCCATAGCATTGTCGAAGTTAATGCTTTTGTATCCCCTGAACGAACCGTCCGGGTTCTTCACTTCTTCCATATCGTCAAAATTTTCTATTCTCGGTTTCATGTCATGTCCTCCTAGTCGTTCTAGTCGTTGAAATAAGTGATTGCTAAGGGAAGCAACACCACGCCCATTACAAAAAATGGTTCGGCAAAAAAATTCATAAAATCAATCATGGTTTAGTCCTCAGTAAGATCATGGCCCATAGCTATCAATGTTGGCCGAAAAAACCCATTGTTAAAGCGTGACATTTCATCTACCGTAGCTCCTGAAGCAATCGCTTCTGCTACTTTTTTCTTTTTTTCCTCAAAAGCCCGCTCGTGTGTCAATTCTTGCACCCATTCCATCCACGTTCGCTCCTCAGAATAGCGCCATTGAATGTGGTTGCCCGAGGCTTTTTTTCTGCCGCCCCCGTCAAGGTGAATCCATCCGCCTCGCAGAATCCCGGTGAATTCTTGCTGGCCCATCTTCGTTGGTCGGCGGCGCGATCCACCCCAAATCGTGAAGTGACCGCTTACCTTTCGACCTTCCTCTGCCTTGGGCTTGCACTTAGCTGCGCCGCGGCGCTCATCACGTTCCGCCTCGGTCAGATCGTCCCAGCGTTCGACAAGGTATTCAACGTCGTAAAATTTGACCTCGTTGAACCAAGTGCCGCCAGAATGATGCCATTCAAACGACGGCCAGAAACCACTCTTGGCAAGGTACATCGCAAGCGTTCGTGTCTCCTTCCAGCCACCTTCGCGCAGTAACTCGACGGTCCAGCGTGATAACGGGCGCACCCCATTGCTGTAGGCATCAATGGCGTTGTTGCTCATCCCAAAATCTAAGTCATAGCCAGCCATGTTTAGTCCTCTGAGTCGATTTGTAAATGGAGTTCGCCGTTGAAAAAAATAAACTTCGTGATCCATTTCGATTTTTCATGGTCAACAATTCTGTAGCCATTCTCGTCCTTTTTAAGCCGTCCATTTTTGTGCTTCTTGTACACATATTCTCGTTCCTGATACTCAAGCGATGACTCAGTGATCAGGTCTGAATCTACAGTCATGCTGTACTTTGTCTGCACAAAATCCGCGACTGCCTCGATGACTTCGTAAGTTGATAAGCTAATTCTCATTTCATTTGTCCTCGTTTGGTTTTCCAAGACCGCTGACCTCTCCAGCGGTTTCGACTGATAACCAATCAGTTACTCGTCAGTTGGAATTAAAAAATCTTGCTTATCAACCATTGCTTTGCATCCAAGGCAAGTTATAGCGCCCCAAGCAAAGTGATAAACAATTGCATGATGCTCACAAATCGGGCACTGGATTGCTTTTCCGTTAGCCCCAGCCCGCGTGTATCTATCAACCTTTTTCATCACTTTCTCCTCTTGCCCTCTTGGTTTAGCCCTTAATGAAAAACAATCCTATACGAAACAATTGAACATTGCAACCTGGTGCAACAAAAGTGCTAGCTGCAATACTTTGCGTAGCACACCGGTCCGATCCCGCGTTCAATCGATTCCTCATTCTCAAGATGGGTGTTGCAGAATCCGCATGTGCCGACCAAGCGCCCATAAGCGGCAGCGGCAGCGACGTGATCCTCTACGATGGTTTGCAGTGCCTCACCGATCTGACCGCAATAGAGGCCACCGGGTCGCTGGTTGCCATATCGGTTTTGGTCCCCGTAGATGGCGCAGTCGGTCACAAACGACCAACCCGAATACTTGCCATCATCGACGTGCCGGATATAAACCTTCAGCCGTGTGTCACCACCCGGCACGGCGTAACGCCCTGAAGGTATCTGCCGCAGGTCGATCTCACGCACCTCGTCCTTAGCCTCGACGTTGAACGCTTCAGCCAGTTCCTCGATGGTTGGTGTACGGCTCACCGTTTGCGGCTGTGACACGGCCTCTGGGGACGGTTGAACGTAGGTGTCGAGCACGGTGTCAGTGATGCTCTGTTTACTCACCACCAATTCGATGACGCGAGCATCGAGCGAGTGATCGATCACGATGTGCTGACACAAAACGCTGTCACGCTGCCCAATTCGACAAAGTCTATCTTCGGCTTGATTCAGGCTTCCGCTGACCCAATCCAATTCTGCGAACACGCAAATGCTGGCTCGGATTAGGGTCAACCCAACACCCGCGGCTCCTATGGTACCGATGAACACGTCGGCTTTGCCGGATTGAAAATCGTCCACTGCGGCTTGCCGGTGATCCTGCGAATGCCCGCCATGAAGCGTCACCACGCTGCGCGAGTCCTCCAAGCCCTTCTCAATAGCTTCAACCACGTCATGGTGGTGGGCGAAAACCACCACAGGCTCATCGATTGCCAAAAGGTGATCGACAACCGCTGGCACCTTTGCCAGCGCGGTGGCGTGGCGGACCCTTGAGATTTCCTCAAACCTGACGCGATCACCCTTGCTGATCTCCAGCAAAGCATCACCCATCGTGGCAAACGACGCCTCATCGGCCAGCACATCGTCGTAGCCATCCGAAGGCAGCACGATCACTTGCCGACGTTTCGCTGGCAGGTCGGGCAGCACCGCTGATTTTTCACGGCGAAGCATGATGGTTGAACGCAGCCGCTCGCGCAATTCATCAAGATTCGATGACCCGTCAAAATCCCAACCAAAATTATTTTTGTGGGCGTTGGCGTAACGCTTCGCAAAACCCATAAAATTGCCAAATTCTTTCTGATCTAAATATCCGGCAACGGGTTGGATTTCAATGGGCCTATTCGGTATCGGTGTCCCGGTTAAGGCGTAGCGTCGTTTCGCCTTGATTTTCAGCGCCACCTTGGTGCGGGCCGCTCGGTTGTTTTTTAGGAAATGAGACTCGTCAAACACCACACAGCCCCACGTCCGCGACAACAGCGCCGATTTATGTTTGTTCAATACATCGTAGTTGATAATCACTATGTCTGGGTCAGCGGGGAACGGTGTTTTGCCGCCGTTCACCACGGCTATACAACGCGGTTCGGCCAGCCATTTTTCAGTCTCGCGCAGCCAGTTTATTTTAAGGCTGGACTTGCAGACGATCAAAACGGTCTTGGGCCGCTCAAGATTCAGCAATCCCAAAATTTGGATCGTCTTGCCAAGACCCATCGGATCGGCCAGCAAGACCGATTCATGCTCCGCCAGAAACTTGATCCCGGCGAGTTGGTAAGGGAAGTATCTCAAGCCGTCAGGCACCGGCACGTCGAACCCTGCGGGCGCTGTGATCGCTTGCGAATCGGCAATGATCGAGGCATCGATTTTTTTATCGTTCCACTTGCTGATCTGCCATTCATCTTTGAATTTTCCGACCGAGTAACCGGCGGCCTTGATCGCCTGTTTTTCAGCGCGCCAGAATGCCCAAAAGTCATCGGCATTTTCCGGCAGCGGTGACGATGAAACGGTGCGACCGTCGCCAATCGTTTTTGGTTCGGAAAATTTTAGTTTGAGTTTCATAATTTTGTCCTCTGGTTTCACCCAAAAACCCCAGACTGGCCGGGGTTAATAGGGGTGAATATGTCAACGTCGGTTAATTCTGCATATGCTGGTTTTTGATCAGGTTTTTAAGCACCCGAACGTCTTTTTTCACTCCGTCCACCTCGACCCGCAATTGATAGTAGGTATTTTTCCGGCTTTGCGTCATAGCCTGAGAAACGGAGACATCATCGAACTGATAATGATTATCAAATTCTTGCCTGCGACGTTGCCCCAGATTCCCATTGTCGCCGCTCCACATATAACAGCCCTTGTGCTTTTCGTGCGTCAGCAAGATATTCTCAATCTCACCAATTTGATCCTTTGTTAAGCTAGTCATGTCATGTTTCCCCTGTGTTGGTTTGGTTGATCCTTGCACCCCAAAACCCCAGACAAGCCGGGGTAGTGGGGGGGGTGAATATGTCAACCAGTATTTTCTTATTGATGCTTCCAATGCTCAGGCCATTTGATGGCTGCGTTCAAGGCTTTCAAGTCGCTGATCTTTGTTCTGAAGAGCTTTTTACGCATCTTGTTAATTGCCTCGTCAGTCCAGCCCTGTTCTCTTCGTTTCATCGTGATCATAAAAATTAATTTTTCTTTCATGTAATGTCCTCGTTGGTTTGATTGAAATCTGGGATAGCTTAAACGATACACTAGAACAAAGCAACAACATGAGAGCAGGAGTGCAGCGCGTGAGAGCAGGAGTGCAGCGCGTGAGAGTATGAGAATAATGACCGGGTAAGGGCGGCTATCAATGACCCGGGCGGCTGTACTAGGTGAGACTGTCCGGTGTTTGCTTGTTGCTTGTTAGACCGCCCCAGTGGCCGCCTATACGACGATCAGGCTGTACCCTATGGGTAAGTACCCCTTAGCGCGTTAAAACCTTACAGGCAAAAAAAAGGGGCCGCATTAGCGGCCCCCACTGGTAGCGTATAGATTACGCTTGGCTGGTCGGCGGGTTCAATAACTTATTGACCGCTCGCATATTGACAATAGCGACAACAGCCAATGCCCGCGGATGCCGCTCAAACATCAACCGGATACGCTGCGGGTAGTAGCCTGATATGCCACGCACTATCCGCTCACAGTAAGGCGGCACTACGCGCCGGGTGGTGTGTGCGCCGCTACCATTGACCCACTCCGAAGTCAGGACAGCGCCGCCGCGGCTGTGCAATTCCCGTATGGCGTCAAATTGCCTTTTTGTAATATTCATCTATTGGACCCCTTTTGGTTTAGGTTACAAAATCTTGCACCCAAAAAGCCCGCACCGGGCGGGCTTGGTGGGGTACGTTGTAGCGTATAGTTTACGCTTGGATTGCGGTTCTAAAATTCCCAGCGCGTGAACCGTGAACAACGGCAACAATGTTTCGCTTGCTGCCATCGCATAACAGACAATCAATGCATTGAATGCCGGTTGATTGGTTAGGGCATTGCAGTTCGTTGTTTGTGAGCTTGTCGCCTTCCGCTGCTATGCGGAATGTTTTTGCGCCCAGTGATTGATACTTTTTCGCTTGTTTCGGACTATCAGCGGATACCATACACAGCGACAAAAACCGCGGATCGAATTGTTTACCAGCAATTTGGTGAGTGTACCCGGTATGCTCACTGCCCAGTTCCGTTAACGATTGCATGATTTCATAAGGCGCTGCCGCCGGGTCGCCATAAGCGCCTAACCTGATTTTGCGCCCGGTAAAATAGCGGCTATGCAATTGTGGATCGAATGCCGGATATTTGCCCGCCTTGTATGATTTATATACAGCCAAAGGCGCTTGTCCCAAGTTCACATAACAAGCGCCTTTGTTAAAATGCCGGTGCAAACAATTCCCGCATATTGAAATATCAGCGCCTATTTTTGACGCTGCAACCGGGTCTATATCGCTACGCAGAATCCAAACCTGCACCATGTCGCCGGTTTTGTCATTGCTACTTTTCATCGTTGCTATAACAACAATAGGCTGCCGATCAAGCACGGAGGGTCCGGCGTACATCACAAACCCGCGCGTATTGGCGGGCTTGGGTAGTTTTTTCGGTCGTATCAATACTGGCATGGTTTAGTCCTCTTAAAATGTGTCTATGGTTTCACCCAAAAAGCCCGCACAGGCCGGGCTTGGTGGGGTACGTTTTTTTGCTCTTTTATTTAAGGTAATTCGGCCCGTATTGAGTGTAGTTGCGTCCATATTCGGCGGTCGATATATGGCCCCTTGCGTGCTTTGCTGGGCGATTCCAACCGGCGGGCATTAATAGATCGCCCGTTTTGAGATTGATAAAACCCCAAGCACTACCGCCATTGTTGCTCATAAGTCTGGCGTATTTTTTTCCATAACTTACGGTTAATTGCGCTTGTTCTTTCATCCAGTCGGGCGAATCGGCATATTTGCCGGCTATCTCGCTATTGACGCGTTCCATAAATTCTTTTATCTGTTCTTTCATTGGTTATGCCCCCCTTTTTTGTAAAATCAGATTAACAATTGCCAGCCTTGCGGCATCGTCGCTTACTTTTATGCTCGTGATGCGAACATTGCCGTTTGCATCGCAATGCATGGAGTTCCCGTTTATGAACGCGGCTAAACGTTCCACCCACCGGAGCGGCGAGCGTAATGACCGGCGGATCATTTTCAGTTCCCACGTCGGTGTGTAGTACATCCGGTGGAAAATACCGGGGTGCGATATCTGCGAATATTCTAATTCTTCCTGTAATAATGATTGCATTGGTTTAATCCTCTTATGGTTTGGTTGATCCTTTCACCCAGAAAGCCCGGACGGGCCGGGCTTAGTGGGTGCGTTGTGGTGGGCGGTTAGCTGCTGGCGTTGTAGTTTTGCATTGCCTGTTTTGCGGCTTCCAGTGGCGTATTGGCTTCCCCGACTGCTACCACTGGCTGTCGGTATCTACCCGATAACATCAAAACAGAAACCCCTTCACATATTGATCCGACATATGTGCCAGTGCAGCTATCGCGTACCACTCCGACATGATGAACATTGCCTATAGAATCCTTTAGTGGATAGAGTTGCGGTGTGTACATTTTTTGCTCCTAATAGTGTGAAATTAAGCCGCGTTGCGGCCAGTGAATAATCGCCAGAGTCGTAAGCCGACCCAGACAACAACGAAAACTTCCAGACAACCGGCAGTGATCCCGATTGCGTTATCACGCAACGCCGGGTCAGCGATTGCCCCGATTGCATCGCTCAAGGTGTTGCCGAGCAATGCCCCGAACAAGGCACCATTGACCCCACTGCCACCGAGCTTTTTGTCTATATCAATACCGAACATCGCGCACAGCGCGAGCACGCCATTATCCAGTAATCCAAATATTTCACCTTCAAATCCAAACACTTAGCATCTCCTAGGTGGTGATATATATATAAATACTAAACCCAACATAACCAGAACAGCCAAACAGTGCAACAGTATTGTATAAATATTAATACTGGTGAAAGTATGGATACAGCCACAAGGTGGAAATTATGCTTGGAATCATGACTAAAAGTAAGCAGCAAAAACTCACGCCCAAACAACGCAAGTTCGCCGAGATGATCGCTTCGGGAAAAACGAACAATCTCAGCGACACCTACCGCGCCGTCTACGATACAACCAGTGGGCCAATGTCGAACGCATCTATCCGGGTGGAAGCGAGCCGCCTAGCGGCGAACCCTAACGTTGCACTATTGGTGGAACAGATTCAGGCCCGAAAGGCTAAGGCTATGTTGGTTGTAGGGGTCACTGACCGAGACCGCGTTTTGACCAAACTCCGCCAGCTACTGGATGAAGGTACGCCTATGGTTGAGGTCGCAGCAGCACGGCTGCTTGGGCAGTCCTGTGGGCTATTTTCCACTGATATATCAATCACTTCCCAGACTCGTGACCCCGAAACAATCGAAGCCGAGTTGCTCGCCAAGTTGGAAGCACTGACCGGGCTGGTCACTGAGCCAGAACCAGAGCCTGAGCCGGTTACAGAGCCAGAACCCACACCAGCACCAGTCGATCCCGGTCTGCACTAAATCCCACTTTTACCTAAGAATGACGGTTTGCGCATAACCGTTATTATGTAAAGTGCCTAGCATTTATGCGGGTTTCAGCATAATAAGGAAAAACCCACCCTGCTATTTTCTAGGTTTCGGGTCTAAGTTATTGATTCTTGGTCTCAGAATTTAAGGTCTAAAATCGGCGTTTCCCACTTTCAACAAAAAATGACCCCTGCGCGCCGACCCCCCACCCCCCCCTTGAATAAATTGTAGGGGTGGAGAGTTATACGTATTATTCCACTCAAATAATCACCCGATATTTTCAACATCAGTCAATAATGACCATAATTTCATAGTTTTACCAAGTTTTTACACTTTTACCATAATGTTGCATAGTTGTAATTCGCTGGCAGCCCTTTTATTACAGGGAATTGCCTAGGAATCCTAGCGACAAAAATTTTTTTTAAAAAAAAAAATTGCTTTTTATCCCCCGGTGGATTATGTTAGCTATAATCCCATCGGAATGACGTAGCTATTAGTTACTGTTATAGCTATAGCTAATATTAGCTTCTTTTTTTTTTTATTTTATAGCTAGTAGCTTATAGCTGGTAAGTTACAGCAATTTAATTACAGTAATTAAATTACAGTAATTAAATTAAAGCTACGTCCATTTTCTGGCAGCAGGGTAAGGCATGTCGGTTACCCTAGATTGATGAGCATTCGATCATAGGCCAATCTTATCCTGCTGCTTTTTTTGTTATGCTGGCGATCCAAATGTTTAGGTTCTGAACAGATGCCGGTACGCAAGGTCAAGGGCGGTTATCGCTGGGGCAACTCAGGTAAGGTCTACCCGACCAAAGCTCAGGCGGCCCGTCAGGGAAAGGCGGTTTATGCCTCCGGCTACAAAGGTCGTGGCAGGAGCAAGCGCAGCGGAAAATAAATGCTCGAAAGAATCACCCCTGAGACACTTCGCCAGATTCGTAACCTGCCGTTTGAAGACAAGCGGAAGATGCTGGAACTGGTCGAGGAAGTGGCGGAGGCCAAGCAGACCTTCGCCGCCAGAGACAGCTTCATGGGATTCGTCAAGCACGCATGGCCTGCCTTTATCGAAGGCAGGCATCATGCCATCATGGCAAAAGCCTTTGAACGGGTGATTCATGGCGATTTGAAGCGCCTGATCATCAACATGCCACCGCGGCATACCAAGTCGGAGTTTGCTTCCTACCTGCTGCCCGCATGGTTTTTGGGGCAGTTTCCTGACAAGAAGGTGATCCAGACCGCACACACGGCGGAATTGTCGGTGGGGTTCGGGCGCAAGGTCAGGAATCTGGTGAACTCCGAAGATTTCAAGCGGATTTTTCCGTCGCTCGGATTACGTGCCGATTCCAAGGCCGCAGGCCGCTGGAGCACCAGTCAAGGCGGCGAATACTTCGCTATTGGCGTGGGCGGTGCGGTGACCGGTAAAGGTGCCGACCTGCTGATCATCGATGATCCGCATTCCGAGCAGGAAGGCCAAAGCATCGATCCCTCGGTGTTCGACAAAACCTACGAATGGTACACCTCCGGTCCCAGACAGCGGTTGCAGCCCGGTGGGGCCATCATCATCGTGATGACCCGCTGGCACAAACGTGACCTGACCGGCAAGATCATCAAGGCATCCACCCAGCGGGAAGGCGTGGACGAATGGGAGGTGATTGAATTCCCAGCCATCATGCCTTCGGGCAATGCGCTGTGGCCGGAGTTCTGGAGTCAGCAGGAATTGCTGGCATTGCAGAACGAATTGCCTGCGTCCAAGTGGTCGGCGCAATACCAGCAAGACCCGACCTCCGAGGAAGGCGCGCTGGTGAAGCGGGAATGGTGGAAACGCTGGCATCAGGACCGCACCCCGCATTGCGAGTTTATCATTCAGTCATGGGACACCGCGTTTTTGAAAACCCGAAGGGCTGATTACTCGGCCTGCACCACTTGGGGCGTGTTTTATCAGCCTGACGATGAAGGCTCGACCCGACCGAACATCATCTTGCTGGACGCCTACAAGGAACGGCTGGAATTTCCCGAACTGAAAAAAAAGGCAATGGAGTTCTACACCTCAAGACAGCCCGATGCCTGCATCATTGAAGCGAAAGCAGCGGGTGCGCCGCTGGTGTTTGAGATGCGGGCGATGGGGGTGCCGGTGTCCGAGTTCACCCCGTCACGCGGCAACGATAAAGTGGCGCGGGTTAACGCGGTGGCTGACCTGTTTGCGTCCGGTGTGGTGTGGTGCCCGGAGACCCGGTTTGCCGAGATGGTGATCGAGGAATTTGCATCTTTTCCGGTCGGGGAGCATGATGATCTGGTGGATAGCAGTACGCAGGCATTGCTGCGGTTTCGCCAAGGCGGTTTTTTGCGACTGCACACCGACGAGGAAGACGAACCGATGCGCAAGCGCACCGCCGATTATTACTGATGACTTCTGTTAACACATGGCCTATTGAAAGGCTTCTCAGGCCGATCTTCAGGAAGAAGTCGCTGGTTGGCGACGGCGTGTATTTCGATAAAAAAGATTTTCCTATCACCAAGGTTCTGGAGGATAACTACGCGGTTATCAAGGCGGAACTGGAACCGCTGATGCAACGAGTGGTTGATTTTACCCCGTTTCAGGACATCAGCCCCGACCAGACATACATCTCCAACGATGACAAGTGGAAGATTTTTTTCTTAAAGGCCGGGACGTTCAGGTTCAAAAAGAACTGCGCGCAAGTGCCAAAGACAATGGCGATTCTGGATCAGCACAGGAATGTTGTGTCAGCCTATTTTTCCGTGTTAGGGCCGCGTAAGATGCTGATGCCCCATGAAGGGCCGTGGTGCGGGATCATCAGGATTCATCTGGGAATGCAGATTCCACAGCAGGGAAAGGGATGTGTGCTGGTATGCGGCGAGCAGGAATACCGCTGGGAAGAAGGCAAGGCGGTGGTGTTTGATGACACTTACGAGCACATTGCGGTTAACATGACCGACAGCAACCGGGTGGTGTTGTTTTTAGATTACATGCGCCCGTTGCCGTGGCCGTGGAACTGGTTGAACTGGATGGTGCTTAAAGCCGGTAGATTTCTGCCGTACTTTCGCGCACCGATCAGGCGGCATAAGGTATGGGAACAGAAGTTTTACGCACAGGGAAAATGAAATGGCATTACCAGCGTTAGGCATCGTAGCAAGACTGCTTTTATCAAAAGGCACAAGAGAGGCTGTTAAAAAATACGGCAGGGCCGCTGTTGATAAAGCTAAAAAGGAACTAGACAAACGAAATGTCGCAATAGATAAGAAAGCGGCTAAAGTGGCTAGAGCGGAAGGACGCACCCCATCGAGAATAAAAGAGCAAGCTGCTCGTCACGAAGCTGGAAAACAAAGAAGCAGGGAGGGTCTACGGACTCGATTAGATAGACAACAAGCGGAAGGACCCTCCCGGACAATAGAATAAGTTCCTCTCAAATTTGCAAAAGGGGGCGGTATTGACGGTAAGGCCATTAAAGGTTTAACCAAAGGTTCAAGGAGAAGATAATGCCAAGTTACTACGACAGCACCAAGAAAAAGCCCGGAAAGGCCAAGTTGAAATACGCCAAGGGCGGCAAGGTGAAGAAGATGGCTCATGGTGGTATTGTTGAGCCGAAAACCGTGTCCGCTGGGTTTAAAAACGGCCATGACGAGACCTTTGCCCGAGGCAGTGGAGCGGCACGTCCGCAAATATTTCGCAAGAACGGATAAATGGCGATTGAACGCCCGTTAGGGCAAAACCCTTTCCTGCCGTCACAGCCAGAAGCCGATCTGGAAATCGAGATCGTCAACCCTGAATCGGTGTCGATGGAAACCCCTGATGGCGGTGTGGTCATTGACTTTGACCCCAACGCGATGGATCAGGGTGGTACCGAACATGACGCCAATTTGGCTGAATACATCGACGAATCGGAACTGAACGATATTTCTTCGGAGTTGGTTTCCGCCTATAAGTCAGACCGTGACAGCCGGGGCGACTGGGAAGAGACTTACGTCAACGGGCTGGATCTGCTCGGCCTTAAACACGCTGACCGCACCACTCCTTGGGATGGGGCTTGCGGGGTGTTTCACCCATTGCTGACCGAATCGGTGATTCGTTTTCAGGCGCAGGCGATTCAGGAACTGTTCCCGGCAGCAGGTCCGGTCAAGACCGCCGTGGTCGGGGCTTTGACCGTCGAAAAACAGCAACAGGCGAATCGGGTCAAGGATTACCTCAATTACCTGATCACTGAGCGCATGACCGAATACCGTTCCGAGACCGAGAAGATGCTGTTTTCGCTGCCGCTGGCCGGTTCGGCCTTTCGCAAGGTTTACGAAGATCCGAATCTGGGGCGTCCGTGCTCGATGTTTGTGCCTGCCGAGGATTTCGTGGTCAGTTACGGCGCGGCAGACCTGACCACCTGCGAACGCGCCACCCATGTGATGAAGCGCAGCAAGAACGAAGTGCGTAAATTGCAGGTGTCGGGGTTTTTTCTCGACGTGGACTTACCCGCCCCCAGTCCCGATACCGGTGAGATAGAACGCAAATACAATCAGTTGACCGGGGATTCGGCCAACTACGACATGGATTCGCGGCACACCATTTTAGAGATTCAGGTTGATCTGGATTTGCCGGGGTTTGAAGACACCGAGGGTGGCGAGCCGACCGGTATCGGTTTGCCCTACGTCGTAAGCATTGACAAGTCCTCACGCATTGTTTTGGCGATCCGGCGCAACTGGTACGAAGACGATCCGCTGAAAATAAAGCGTGAGCATTTCGTGCATTACCAGTATTTGCCGGGACTCGGCTTTTACGGCTTCGGTTTGATCCACATGATCGGTGGGTTGGCGAAATCCGCCACCTCGTTGCTGCGGCAACTGGTCGATGCGGGGACTTTATCCAACTTACCGGGCGGTCTGAAGGCACGGGGACTGCGAATCAAGGGCGATGACACCCCGATCATGCCCGGAGAGTTCCGTGACGTGGACGTTCCGGGCGGCGTGATCCGCGACAACATCAGTTTTCTGCCCTACAAGGAGCCATCCGCTGTTTTATACCAGTTGATGGGCGATATTGTGGAGGAAGGGCGTCGGTTTGCCTCGGCGGCGGACGTGAAAGTGGCGGACATGAACGCCGAAGCGCCGGTTGGCACCACGTTAGCAATTTTAGAGCGCACCATGAAGGTGATGAGCGCGGTGCAAGCCCGCTTACACGCCTCGATGCGTAAGGAATTGCGTATATTGTCGGGGATCGTGCGTGATTTCGGCCCAACCGAGTACCCGTATGAGTTGATAGGCGGTGAATTGACCCTTGAAGACTTCGATGATCGCGTGGATATCATCCCGGTCAGCGATCCGAACGCCGGAACGCTGGCACAACGCATCATGCAGTACCAAGCGGCACTGCAATTGGCGGCCCAAGCGCCTGATATGTACGATTTACCCCTGTTGCACCGGCAAATGCTGGAAGTTTTGGGGATTCGGGACACCGATGACATCATTCCCGACGAAGACGTGATCAGTCCGAGCGATCCGGTCACAGAGAACATGCATATCATCAACGGTGAGCCGATTAAAGCCTTTATTTATCAGGATCACGAGGCTCATATCCAATCTCACATAGCAATCGTGCAAGACCCCAAGATTATGGAGCTACTTAGCAAAAGTCCGACCGCTGAAGCCACTCAAGCGGCAATGGCGGCGCATATTTCCGAGCATGTGGCCTTCCAGTACCGCCGTGAGATCGAAAAAGAGCTTGGTGTGCCGTTACCACCGCCTGATGAGCCGTTGCCAGAGGATATCGAGTACCGTTTGTCGCAATTGGTGGCTCCTGCGGCTGAACAACTGCTTGGTAAGGATCAGCAAGAGGCTGAAATGCAGAAACAGCAGGAACAAGCCGAAGACCCCATCTTGCAAATGCAACGCCAAGAGCTTGAGATCAAGCAACAGCAGGCACAGGCCAAGGCGCAGGCCGAAATGGCAAAGATTAACCTCGACATGCAAAAAGCCGTCAGCAAGGATCAGTTGGAACGTGATCGGTTGGACTTACAAGAGCGTACTGATCGTGCTAAGTTGGGGGCCAAGATTGCCGCGGAGAACTCCAAGGAAGAATTGGAAAGCCGTAAGATTGCTTCCAAGTCTGAAATTGAGGGAGCTAAAATTGGTGTCGGTATTGCCAAGGACTTGATGGGTGAGTAGTGTAGTTGAACATTTTGATGCCGTTCCAGATAATACTCTGGTATATTTGCGGCAACAGTTTCGTCGGATAATGAATGAGACCAGCGATCACCTGAGTGCAGGTGCTTGCAAAGATTTTGCAGAATATGCTCGTTGTTGCGGGGTCGTTGAGGGATTGGCTCTCGCGGAACGGGAATTGCTTGATTTACAGGAGCGATTAGAGAAAGCATGATTCTCCGCATAGGCGGTGCAGGCGACTCTGGACGCCTTTTTCCAGTGCAAGGTCTTTTTGATGACTAGTTCATTAGCGACAGTAAAAACCGAGCCGGTGGATATTGATGAAGCCAGTGCTCGTAAAGCCACTCAGATGCCGAAGCCGAAAGGCTACAAGATACTGATTGCCTTACCCGAACCGGATGAGAAAACCGATGGCGGTATCATCAAAGCAAAGCAAACGATTCATACCGAAGAGGTGGGATCGATTGTGGGCTTTGTTATCGACATGGGGCCGGATGCTTACAAAAATCCCGAGCGTTTTCCGTCAGGGCCGTTTTGTGAGAAGGGTGACTGGATCGTGATGCGCGCTTATTCGGGCACACGGTTCATGGTTCATGGCAAGGAGTTTCGGCTGATTAACGATGATAGCGTGGAAGCTGTGGTTGAAGACCCGCGAGGTATCGTAAAGGTATGAGCGAAGCAGAAAATGTCGTTGAGAGCGGCACCCCAGAGGTACAATCCGCAGAAGATAAATTTTTCGGAGTACGTACCAAGATAGTTCAGCGATCTCAGGATCAGGATGAGGAGAAATCCGAGCTTGATATTGAAATTGTGGATGATAGGCCACCTGAAGATCGGCCACCTTACGGTGCCAAAGAGTCCGCCAAGGATGATGATGGCACCGATATTGACGAGAAGGAACTGGAAGGCTACAGCAAGAAGGTTCAAAAGCGCATCGATCAGTTGCGTTTTGCGCAGCACGAGGAGCGTCGGCAAAAGGAAGAAGCCGAGCGGATGCGTGAAGAGGCGGTTAAAGTCGCGCAACAACTGGCCGGTAAGAACCGGGAATACGAGGCTCTTATTCAGCGCGGTGAGGGTGCGTTAATCACGCAGGTTAAAGAACGCGCCCAGTTGGCATTGGATAACGCCAAGTCAAGTTATCGTAAGGCTTATGAAGAAGGCAATACCGATAACGTGGTTGATGCGCAGGGGAGCATGGTTCAGGCGCAAACTGAATTGAATGAAGTTGCGCAATACGAACGAAGTTTACCTGACCAGAGCCAGCTTGCGCAGCAACAAGCTGCTTATCAGCAGCAGCAGCAACAAGCTGCTTATCAGCAGCAGCAGCAAGCTGCCCAACAGGCTCCGCAGCTTGATGCAAAGCAAACCACTTGGGCTGAAGAAAATCCTTGGTTCGGCGATCCTAAAGAAAAATTGATGAGCGCAACGGCTTATGGTTTACATGAGCAGGCATTGCAGGATCATCACATGGACGCAAGCTCAGATGAGTATTATGATTACATTAACACGGGAATGCGGAAACAATTTCCCAATTACTCTTGGTCGGATGAAAGCGGAACTGGACAACCCGCGACCGCGACGGGCAAGAGAGCTTCGGCAACGTCGGTTGTTGCGCCGTCCGCAAGGAATAACGGTGCAAGGCCACGCAAAGTGCGGCTATCGTCCTCTCAGGTCTCCCTCGCCAAGAGACTGGGGTTAACAAATGACCAGTACGCCAGAGAATTTGCTAAGGAGATGGCTAATGGATGAGCGCACCGATAGGTCTCACGACACTCGTGAAGATTTTGTCCGAGAGGATGACTCTTGGGTTCCTTCTTCTGTGTTACCGACTCCCGACCCGCAGGACGGTTGGATATTCAGATGGATCAGGACTAGCGTTCTGGGTCAGGCTGATAACACCAACGTGTCCAAGAAATTCAGGGAAGGCTGGATACCCGTGAAAGCGGACGATCATCCTGAACTGAAAATCATGCCTGACATCAACTCCCAGTTTAATGGGAATCTTGAGGTCGGCGGGTTACTTCTGTGTAAAGCGCCAGCAGAGAAAATGCGGGCGCGCACAAAGCATTTTGAGGAAGTTGCACGAAGGCAAATGGAATCCGTGGACAGTAATTACATGCGAGAAAACGATCCGCGTATGCCGTTGTTGAGACCAGAAAAAAGTACGCGCACTACCTTTGGAAAAGGCTAACGCCTTTTAATATTAACAGTAGCAATTAGGAGAAATTCAAAATGGCTACAAGTGCAACTCCAAATGGTGCGGAACCTGTTGGTACTTGTTCGAGCAGCGGCTCCTTTACAGGAAAAGTTGTTCATATCAAGATTGCCAGTGCGTATGGCACCGCAATATTCTATGGAGATTTTGTGAAGCTGGTCACAGCCGGTACGATTGAGAAAGATACCGGGACCGCTGCGCTGACCTCTATAGGAATTTTCTTAGGTTGTAAATACACCGATTCGAGTACATCTCAGATGACGTTCAATCAGACTTGGCCTGCGTCAATGGCGGCTTCAGACGCAGCAGGTTATGTATTGATTGACCCCGACGTTCTGTTCAAAATGCAGAGCGATGAGGCTATTGCTCAGACTGGTTTGGGCGCTAATTTCTCCGTCATTCAGACGGCGGGATCAACGACCATTGGCAGGAGCAAGAACGCTGTCGATGGCTCGACGGTTGCAACCACCAACACCTTCCCGATTCGGCTCGTTGACTTTGTTGACGGTCCTAACAGTTCGGTGGGTGACACCTACACTGATGGCATTTACCGCTTCAATGCGGGGCATCAGTTAACCAATACCACAGGCATATAAGGAGAATTTAGCATGGCTATTTCAAGAGCACAGATGCTTAAAGAACTCCTGCCGGGGCTTAACGCCCTGTTCGGTCTGGAGTATGAAAAGTACGCTGACGAGCACACCGTTATTTATGATACGGAGTCCTCTGATCGTTCTTTCGAGGAAGAGGTGAAGTTGAGTGGGTTTGACGCTGCTCCGGTGAAGGACGAAGGGGCTGGGATCACTTACGATTCAGCGCAGGAAGCCTTCACGGCACGGTATAACCACGAAACGATTGCGATGGGATTTGCGATCACCGAGGAAGCTATGGAGGACAACCTCTATGACAGCCTCAGTGCCCGTTACACCAAGGCACTCGCTCGGGCTATGTCGTACACGAAGCAGGTTAAAGCCGTTAATCCGCTTAACAACGGTTTCACCAACAGTTATCAGACGGGGGATGGAGTTAACTTCTTCACCGCGTCGGGTGACGGTGTAACCGGTGGCGGCGGGCACCCGCTCGTCAGCGGAGGCACGAACGATAACCGTCCGGCAACGGCGGCTGATTTGAATGAAACCTCGTTGGAGGCAGGCATCGTCACGATTGCTGCTGTCACCGACGAGCGTGGACTTCTTATCGCAGCCCGTCCGAAACGGTTGTTGGTGCCACCGGCCTTGATGTTTACAGCTACGCGACTGCTTGAGTCAGATCAAAGAGTAGCGACGGCTGATAACGACATCAATGCGGTACGGAGTCTTGGGGCAGTACCTGAAGGGTATTCGGTCAATCATTATCTGACTGACTCGGATGCTTGGTTCATCGTTACCGATGTACCGAATGGTATGAAGCACTTTGAGCGTACCTCGCTGGAAACCTCGATGGACGGTGATTTCGATACGGGCAACGTGCGCTACAAGGCGCGTGAGCGTTATTCGTTCGGCGTTTCCGATCCACTGGGGATGTATGGATCACCGGGTGCATAACTGACTCGGTATATGGGAGAGCGATGCTTACTTGACAGATGATATAGCTTGTAAGTAATCGCTCTCTTTTTCCTGACTGTCGCAATAATGCGGCAGACACTAGCCACGACAGGAGAAAGACATGGCTAACACGACCTTTAACGGACCGGTTCGTTCCGAAGGTGGTTTTGAGCAAATCAGCAAAACTGCCGGAACGGGTGCCATTACCACCAATCTGGATATCGATACCAGCGGTAATATCACCACCACGGGGTACGTTTCCTCTTACGCGAATGTAAGCAGCATCACGTCTGCGACCAAGAGCGTTGAATCGACGGATTCGGGCACGGTTTACACCCTGAACAGGGCTGCGGGTATTGTGGTGACACTGCCTACGGCGGCTGCGGGGATCAACTACACCTTCATCGTCGGCACCACCTTCACGGGTGCGGGTCAGATCAACACGGATAACGCCAGTGATTTGTTCTCTGGGTTTGCAACGATCTTTGACCCGGCAACGGCCACCGACAACAACACCTTCATTCCTGATGCCAGTGATGACGACACCATTGATTTGGGTACGGCAGCACAGGGTTGGCTGGTTGGTGGTGTGATTCGCTTGGTTGCCACCAGTGCGGCGGTATGGCATTGCGAAGCGTTCCTTCATGGTGACGGTACGTTAGCAACACCGTTCGAGTAAGCGGTGATTGAATTAACCGGGTGGGGGGTTCGCCCCTCCACTCTGTTATTTAAGACAGGAGAAACGAGATGGCAGATGCTGTAACCAGCCAAACCATTCAGGACGGTGCTCGGCATGTGGTGATGAGTTTCACCAACGTCAGTGATGGCACCGGAGAATCTGCGGTCAAAAAAGTGGATGTCTCGGCGCTGGGGTCTGACCCTGTTACGGGTAGTGCTTGTAGTACCGTGGCTATTCAGTCCGTGTGGTTTTCAACTTTAGGCATGAGTGTCAAGCTGCTTTGGGATGCTGACACGGATGTGCTGGCTATGCACTTACCGGCGGATTACGCGGACACGCTCGACATGAGTGAGTTCAGCGGGTTGAACAACAACGCTGGCACGGGGGTGACGGGCGATATCATGTTCACCACGGTCGGACATACTTCCGGTGATGCGTACACCGTGGTTCTGAAGATGGTGAAGCATTATTCGTAGGAGATAACCATGAGTGGTCTTGAGATTTTCCAGAACGGGACTTCGCTGCATCCTGAGAGGATGGGAGAACCCGTCTACCAGATCGGCACAAAGAACGTGGACGGTGGGTACGATGCGGTTGTTTTCGATGCGATGACCAAGAAAGAGGCGCAGGCACGTTTGTCTGACATGCAGCCAAAAGCTCCGAAAGCGAAGCCAGCAGTAAAGAAAACACCGGCTGTTAAAAAGGTAGCCAAAAAAGCTAAAGCGAAGAAAAAACCATCTAGGAAGCGTTAATGGCAACCAGCGGTACTTATGCCTTTACCCTCGATCTGGCGGATATGATCGAGGAATCGTTCGAGCGCGCCGGGTTGGAGCTTCGCAGCGGTTACGATTACCGGACAGCCAGAAGAAGCATTGACTTGTTAATGCTTGAATGGCAGAACCGGGGGCTGAACCTGTGGACCATACAGGAAGGCACCACGTCAATCACCGCAGGTACGGCCCGTTATGCGCTGTCCAGCGATATCATTGATATCATTGAAGCCTATATCCGTACCGATTCAGGTGATACCAGCAAGCAGTTCGACCAAGTGCTGACGCGGGTTTCGATCAGTCAACACGCGCATTTATCCAATAAACTGACCGAAGCCAAGCCGTTGCAGTATTGGTTGGAGAAAGACCCCGGTGCTATTGCGGTCAATTTGTGGCCGGTGCCGGACAGTGCTGAAACCTACACGCTGGGCTACTACTACATGCAGCGGGTCGAGGATTCCGGGTCACCGGGGTCCAACAACATGGACGTGCCGTCACGGTACTTGCCGTGCTTGGTTTCCGGGCTGGCTTACCAGATCAGCCTGAAACGACCCGAAGCCTCCGAAAGAGCGCCCATGCTGAAATCGGAATACGAAGAGCAATGGAATTTGGCGGCTGATGCTGACCGTGAAAAAGCTTCGTTTCGGGTGACACCGGGAGGGTATCGATTCACATGAGTTATGCCGACGGTAAATATGCGTTTGGTTATTGCGACCGCACCGGGTTTCGCTACAAGTTGAAAGACATGGTGGAGCAGTATGAAGGTGGTCGCCCCACGGGTTTGCGTGTGGGCAAGGACGTGATGGACAAAGATCAGCCACAGCTTCAGTTGGGGCTTATCAACAAATCTGATCCGCAATCGTTGCGACATCCACGACCGGAATCGACTCTGGACGAAAGCCGCAGGCTGTATGCTTGGAACCCGATTGGCGGTGGTGACACCGCTATGGGCAGTCGCACGGTGGGTCTGACGATGCACGGTGAAGTTGGCAGGTTGACGGTGAGCACAGGCTGATGGCTTGGACTTACACAACTTTGAAGTCGGCTATTCAGGATTATCTGGAAACAACCGAGACCACGTTTGTTAACGATCTCGGCACGATCATCGCTATGGCAGAGAACCGTATTCTTAAAACGGTGCAACTGCCTGATTTTCGCAAGAACACCACGGGCACGATGACTTCCGGCAATGCTTATCTGGCAACGCCGAGTGATTTTCTGGCCCCATACAGCTTGGCATTGGACAACAGCGGTTATGAATACCTAATTTTTAAAGACGTGAACTTTATTCGGGCTGCTTATCCGGTGTCATCCACTACAGGGGTACCGAAGTATTACGGTATTTTTGATGACGATGCGTTCATTCTAGGTCCGACGCCGGGTAGCGGCTACACGGCTGAACTGCATTATTTCTATAAACCCGAATCGATCACGGCGGCCAGCAGCGGTACCAGTTGGCTCGGTGATAACGCCGAACTGGCGTTGCTGTATGCCTCTTTGGTTGAATCGTATGGCTTCTTGAAAGGTGAGGCCGAACTGATGCAGATGTATGAAGGCCGTTATCAGGAAGCGGTGGGGCAACTGAAGGCGCTGGCGGAAGGCTACAACACCACCGACAGCTACCGGGGAGGCGCTGTAAGGGCGATGCGGGCTTGATGGCTAGAGAACTCAATCATGTGGCGTTGCTTGGCTTGGGTCACAGCCAGTTGGATTACCACCTGTCGATTACGCACAGTGAAGAATACGACGAGGTGTGGGCGGTGAACTCGATGTGTGCGGTGGTCAACGCCGACCGGGTGTTTATGATGGACCCTGCTTCGCGTTTTTTCGATACCGAGGATGCCGGGGGCCAGACCGAAGTGATGCGCAAGACCTTGCCGAAGCTGACCTGCCCGGTGTATTCATGCGAACTGGACGAACGGGTTCCGGCGATAGAACTGTATCCGCTGGAAGAGATCGTTACGGATCTTGGCTGTGGCTATTTCAACAACACCATTTCCTACGCGCTGGCGTTTGCGATGTGGAAGCAGGTTAAGCGGTTGAGTGTTTTTGGCGCGGATTTCACCTACACCACCAACATGCACTTTGGAGAATTGGGACGAGCCTGCTGTGAGTTTTGGCTGGCGCGTTGCATGATGACCGGCATGGAAGTTGGCGTGGCCCCAAGTTCGCCGTTGCTGGATACCAATATTCCAGAAAAGAAACGTTTGTACGGGTATCATCGGATGGAGAATCCGCCGGTTGTGTATGCTGAAGACGGCAATCTGAAGATCACGCAATTCTCAAACATCGAGCAGGAAGATGGCGTGGTGGTGTCCATTCATGGGCGTGAAGACGATATGAAGCCAGCTAAACAAGCGGGGTTACGACCGGTGGAACCGGCGAGTTACTGATGTTACAGGTTGAATTAGACACATCGGTGGGTAATTTGGGTGTCGAGACAACCCATTACCGCGGACACACCCCGGAAGAATGGGCGCGCATGGCGGCCAACAGGATTGTGAGTATCAGCAACACGGCTCCCGAGCCTATTAAGCAGCAGGCGCATGTGTTTAAGCAGCAGGTGGAAGCGGTACTGTCGGATTACATGCACAAGGCGATTGAATCCCATATCTGCACGGTGGGAAATTTATTGGAACAGCAAGGCCACAGCGATCTGGCCGCGATAATCAGGAGACTGTAATGGCAATCACCCAAGCAATGTGTACGTCTTTCAAGAAAGAACTCATGGAAGCGAAGCACAATTTTTTACTCTCAGGGGGTAATACATTCAATCTGGCGCTGTACACCAGTTCAGCCACGATGAGTGCTGCCACCACGGCGTATACCACCTCTCAAGAAGCGACGGGTACGAATTATACGGCCAAGGGTGCTTCCCTGACTCGGATAGACCCCACCACGTCTGGCACCACGGCGTTTACGGACTTTGCCGATTTAACTTTCGGTACCTGCACGATCACGGCGCGAGGCTGCATGATCTTTAACGATTCAGCATCGGGCGATCCGGCGGTGGCGGTGTTTGATTTTGGCGGTAACAAGACTTCTACCGCAGGCAGTTTTACGATCACGTTCCCAACGGCGGACGCCAGTAACGCGGTGATCCGCATAGCGTAGTGAGAGTGATGTGGCAAATATTACAGGTTGGGGCCGGAGTACATGGGGATCGCTCACTTGGGGTGAGCCGGTTCCTGTCGAACTTACCGGTCTTGCCGGTACGTCGGCGCTTGGTTCGGTTAGTGTCAGTGCTGCGGCGAATGTCGCTGTCACGGGCCTTGCAGGTACCGGCGCTGTCGGTACGTTGGTTGCCACAGGTGTTGCCAATGTTGCGGTTACGGGGTTGGCAGGTACGGGCGCGGTTAGCTCACTTAGTATCGCTGCTGCGGCCAATGTTGCGGTCACGGGCCTTGCGGGCACGGGTGCTGTTGGCACGTTACTGGCAGCGGGCTATGCGATTACCGGCGTCAGCGGTACGGCATCTACGGTTGGGTTGGGCGATGAAACGGTTACCGGTGACGCGAATGTCTACCCGACAGGGGTGGCAGGCACTTCGGCGTTGGGCAGCATCACGCTCATCACCAATAACATCATCAGCCTTACTGATCTGGGAGCGGCTACAGGTAGCTTGGGGTCGGTTACGGCTTCTGGTGCTTCAGGTATTACGCTTGAAGGTTTGGCAGGAACCGGTGAAATCACGCAGGTTCTGGTATGGGGGCTTGTGGACACGGATCAGACCCCGAATTGGGGTGCAATTTCGACAACACAAACACCAAGCTGGTCTGCTGTTTCGACCACTCAAGATCCTTCTTGGTCATCGGTGTCCACGTCACAAACACCTAGCTGGAGTTCGGTAGACAGTGATCAGACTCCTGAATGGAAAAAGGTAGCTTAAAATGGCAACTTATGTAAACGATCTTAGATTAAAAGAAATCGCTACCGGCGATGAGTCAGGGACTTGGGGAGACAGCACCAACACCAACTTAGAGTTGATAGGCGAAGCCTTTGGTAGCGGTTCAGAAGGCATCACGGGAACGACGCACACGATCACGATAGCTGATGGAACGTCCGACGCGGCCCGAGCGATGGTCATGACTTTAACAGGGTCTACCACTGCTCTTAACACCGTCACCCTCGCACCTAACACGGTGAATAAAGTCTGGGTTATCCAGAACTCGGCTGGTTACGCGGTTTCAATCAGCCAAGGCACGGGCGCTAATGTCGTGATCCCCAATGGCGGAATCAAGATGGTTGTGGCTGACGGTGCGGGCGCAGGCGCGGCGGTAACCGATGTGTTAGACCTCACGGGAGGTACTGGAAACATTGGTTTAGGTAGTGGTTCTTTAGGCACGGCGTTAACGACCGGTACTGACAATGTAGCTATCGGTGAAGCGGCACTTGATGCAGCAACCACGGGTTCCGACAACACCGCTGTGGGAGACAATGCCGGGGGCGCATTAACCACGGGCAGCAACAGCGTCGCTATTGGTTCTTCGGCTTTATTGGTAGCCACGACCGCTGCCGATAACACGGCAGTCGGGACCGACACGCTTAAAGCCAATTCCACGGGAACCGATAACACGGCGGTGGGTTATGCAGCGGGTGATGCTGTAACCACAGGATCGGATAATACTTTTGTCGGAGACAATGCCGGAGGGGCCGTTTCTACGGCTTCAGGCCATACGGCGGTGGGTTCTTCGGCATTGCTTACGATGTCCACCGGTACAACCGGAACGGCGGTAGGCTTTGAGGCGCTCAAGGTAGCTACCGGGAATAACAACACAGCAGTTGGCTACCAAGCAGGTGTAGCCGTAAGCACTGCAGCTAATTGCACCATAATCGGTTCTGCAGCCGGGGATGCTTTGAGTACCGGGGCTAATAACACACTGGTTGGTAAAGACGCTGGAGGAGCCCTAACTACGGCTGCGGGCAATACGGCTATCGGGCAGGGCGCTTTAGTAACTTCAACCACGGGCCCAGAGCATGTTGCGATAGGTAAGGACGCTTTAAGTCTTATGGCGACCGGCGAGGCATGTGTAGCAGTCGGGAATGAGGCTTTGAAGGCGAATTTAGGCAGCAGCAATACTGCGGTTGGTTATCAAAGTATGGATGCCTGCACCACCGGAACGCAGTTGACGGCTGTTGGTCGGAATTCTTTAGGTGCTGTTACAACCGGATCAGGTCTTGTGGCTATGGGAATGTCTGCTTTGTCTACGATAACCACCGGAACGAATGGAACGGCGGTAGGTTTTGAGGCACTGAAAGTTGCGACGGGTAATGACAATACAGCAGTAGGGTATCAGGCTGGGGTTGCGGTCAGTACAGGAACCGATAACACTCTATTTGGTAATGCCGCAGGCGATGCGAATACCACAGGTTCTGACAACACCTTCATAGGAGACAACGCAGGCGGAGCCAACACGACAGCAAGTAATAACACCGCTGTCGGGTCAAATGCTTTGCTTGCCAACACCACAGGTAATCATTTGGTCGCTGTTGGCGATGATTGTTTGGCATCGAACACGACCGGGGCCAGAAATACGGTAGTCGGCAGAAATGCAATGTATGCCAACACCACCGGAACCGGCAACACTGCGATAGGAAACAATGCATTAACCACAGCCACCGAAGCAGACGACAATGTTGCCATTGGCAGAAGTTCTTTAAATGCTCTTACCAGTGGAGTTGATAACACCGCAGTAGGTGCTTATTCAGGTGACGCTATAACCACCGGTAGCGACAACACCGCGATTGGTGACAATGCATTAGGTGCAGTAACAACTGGCAGCGATAACACGGCAGTAGGGTCATCTGCTTTATTGGCAAGTACGGGAGCAGGTAATACAGCGGTCGGGGCTTATGCCTTGGATGCCAACCAAGCCGATGATGTTACGGCTGTTGGTAAAAATGCCCTAACAGCCAATACGACAGGAACCAATAATGTCTCCGTGGGGGCTTATTCCGGGGAAGCTGTAACGACGGGGACTAATAATACTTTTATCGGAACGAAGGCTGGACGTGCTGTCACTACAGCATCAGGTCATACGGCAGTGGGTAATGCAGCATTGCTTACAATGACCACCGGAACGACAGGTACGGCGGTCGGCTTTGAAGCACTTAAAGTTGCGACGGGTAATGACAATACAGCAGTTGGCTATCAGGCTGGTGTGGCCATAACGACGGGAAATTACAATACCGCTTTAGGCCAAGGCGCTTTAAGTACAGCGACAACTGTAAATGCAAACACGGCTATTGGTAATGATGCGCTGAGAACGGCTGCCGGAGCATATAATACAGCGGTAGGTGCTTCTGCAGCGAATGCAATCACGACAGGAGCAAACAATGTTGCTATCGGCGCGAATGCGATGGATGCCGCGACCACCGGAGACTCAAATACGGCGGTTGGTTATCAGAGTTTGGACGCCAACACGACAGCCAGTAACAATACCGCTGTGGGTAAAGATTCTTTAGGAGCCGTAACGACCGGTACATCGAATGTTGGTCTAGGTCAGGCTACAGGACAAGCTTTAACAACCGGGGCTTATAACGTATTGATTGGCCAAGGTGTGAATGTTGATGGCTCGACTGCTGAAGGACAGATTGTCATTGGTCGAAATGTTGCGAGTGGCGGAAATGATAGTGTCCGGTTTGGGCAGGCTGGCAACACGCTGACTATAGCTTTGAACGGTTCAACAACGTCTTGGACGGCGGCTTCGGACGAACGGTTGAAAGAGAATATTGAACCTGCTGCGGCAGGGTTATCTTTTATCAACGATTTGCGGCCAGTTACATACAACTTCAGAAAGGCCAAGGATGTGCCATCGGATTTTCCCGGTTATCAAGAAGGTTCTGATGAGCCATGTCTTGGACATGATTACGGGACAGTCAATCACGGGTTTGTCGCTCAAGAAGTTAAAGCAGTGATTGATAATCACCCGGAAGTAAAAGAAGGCTTTGATATGTGGAATACTGCGAGCGATGGGGTACAGCACATCGGAGATGGGGCTTTAGTTCCGATGTTGGTTAAAGCGGTTCAGGAGCTTTCAGCAAAGATTAAGAAACTTGAAGAGGAGGATGAATGATGGCTGTAACAAAGACGTTAAAGGCTATTCCGTACAGTAAGAGCAGCAAGGTTGAGAAATGGAATGTATCTGCGACTTACGAGAACGACAGCGAAGGCGATGCGACCTATTACACTTCCACTTTCTCAAAGACCGTAGAAGCGACAGATTCTGATGGTACGGTGAACTTCGCCAAAAAAGCGAAAGGTTCATGGACGAAGAGCGAGATCGAGGCTTTAATGCCTATTTCGCATTGGGATGAGGTGTTTGCCAGTCAGGTGGATTCGGTGATCACCAGTCCGGTGGTTCCGCCGACCGCTGATGAGAGCTTTTCGATCCCATCGTAATGGAGCAGAAATACGAATTACACACGCTGCCATCCGTGTTTCTTTTGGAGGCATGGATGCCAGACGGTATGGTCACGGGACTCAATGCCTATTTGGATGAGTTGATGCAGGAGCAGGATCGAATCTCTCACGCAGGCACATTGGTTGGACAGATCGGTCACGGGCAGCAATTGACGATGGATCATACCGACGAGCGGTTGGCTGATTTTTGTCAGATGTCGGCTATTTTGGCTATCGATTATCTAAAGCATTTCAATAGCATCACTGGCAATCAAGCGACCAGTGATCGTCAAATAGGTATCGACGAACTTTGGTCGGTGCATAGTTACGAACGTGACTATAACCCGATCCATGATCATGGCACCAAGACAATCACGGGGATTTCTACGACTTCGTGGACGAAGGTTCCACAGCAGATACTGGATCAGCCTACTGCTGGGAGTCCTGAGTATTCGCTGTATAACTCCAGCGGGAATGCCGATGGGTGCTTGGCTTTCAATTACGGGATCAATTCCTTGATTGATGTGGAGCGGTTACGGCCTCCCCAGTCGTTCGTGATCAAGCCGGAAGTGGGTAAGTTCTTGATGTTTCCAAGCTGGCTTCAGCACATGGTCTATCCGTTTGAAGGCGAAGGTGAGCGCCGCACGGTGGCGGCTAATCTGAACGTTTGGAATGTTCAAGACAGCGATAAGAAAACTGTTAATTAGAGGTGAGCAATGTTTGATTTAATCATTACTTTGGTATCGGTTGTCACGGGGATTGTATGTCTCGCCAGCTTTATTGCGGCTGTGACACCAACACCTAAAGATGACGTGTGGATTGGCAAATTGTATAAGCTGATCGATGTTTTAGCCCTGAACATTGGGAAGGCAAAAGAAAAGAGCGGTTAGAGAATGGGATTCAAATTGTCCATTGCGTTAGGAATTGCTTTGGTGATGCTGTCGGGAGGCTTCAAGCTCTACTACGACAAGTCAGAAGCTGAGAAGATGGCTATGGCAACGCAGTTGCAAACAGCGATGGACAATCAGTTACGCCTTGAGAACGCGGTTCAAACCCAGAACGAGCAGATCGAAAAAGCGGTTGAAAACAAGAAGACATCAGATGCTCGTATTGAATTATTGACGATGGCTAACAATCAGGCAACAGAAAAGATCGATGAATTACGCGAGAAATTCGCTCGTCACGATCTTGATATGTTGTCGTTGCGTAAGCCGGGATTGATTGAGAAAGTTGTCAATCGTGGTACGGCAGCCGTTTTCAAAGAGCTTGAAGATTTAACGAACCCGGATCAGTTTAATGCAGAAACGGAAGGTTAAACATGAAAGTCTTGGCTTTGGTTCTGCTGGTCATTTGCAGCGGTTGTACCACGGCATTTCGTCCGCCGGAGGTGCGGCCCGTCGAGGTGGTGACCATCGAGAAACCGGCTCCTATGTACCACCCGCCATTGCCGCCAAGAATAAAGAGTATGCCGGTCGAATGGAAGATTTTGACGCCGGATACGATGGAAGAGTATTTGAACGACCTGAAGGCTGGCGAAGCCCCAGTAAATGCTTGGTATTCGCTGACCACCAAAGGTTACGAAAATATCAGCAACAACATGGCACAGATTCAAAGGTATATAAAACAGGTTTTATCGATAGTTGAGTATTACCGTGATGTTGACGCAGAACGGCAAAAACAGGATGCAGAGCCACCGATAGAGGAATGAGCAGGTTAACGGAAATGTTGCGTCGGCATGAAGGTGTGGAAAGTCATGCTTATTTGTGCAGCCAGAACTTCACGACCATCGGTGTGGGCCGAAATATCGATGCCGGTGATAACGGTCGTGCAAGAGGATTAGGGCTTTCTGATGATGAGGTTGACTATCTGTTGCAAAATGACATTGATCGTGTGACAGAGGAACTGGACGGTGAATACCCGTGGTTTGCGGGTCTGAATAACGCCCGATCTGATGCGATGATAGACATCAGTTTTAACTTAGGTCAGACGAGATTGAGAGGTTTCAGGAAGGCATTGGAAGCAATGGAATCTGGCGATTGGGAAGAGGCGGGTAAACAATTTTTGGACAGCCGGTGGGCCGATCAGGTCGGTAACAGGGCCACGGAATTAGCAGAGATAATTCGCACGGGCGAATATCGGGATTAGCTCTTTTTAGAGGAGATTGATATGGGTAAGGGTAGCGGTAGTGGTGGTGGCAGACGGCCTGCTCCCCCCCGAGGTTTTCCCGGTAGACCAGGCAAGGGTAGTGGTGGGCAGCCGCGAACGAATCAGTGGTCACCCGGCCCCATGCCGGGATCGTCTTATAACCAGCCCCAGCTTCCCGGTGGTTATGGGCGGATGCGGTATGAGCCACAGCAATTCAGTAGTTACGGCGTTCCAACCAGCATAGCCCAGCCGGGTGTTTTCGGTTGGGGTGAGTCAGTTTCAGGATTGGAGACTCCCGGCTCAAGGCGGCAATACGGCGGTGAAACATTTACTCAGGGAGCCGGGGGCCGTCAATGGACTGACAGGTATGGGCGTGGCTGGGGAACAGACCCAATGCAACGGCAGCAGCAACAGTTTGGTGGAGGACCGGGCAAAGGTGGCAGAGGGCAGCCTTCTCCCCAGCAATTCCCCGGAGGACCGGGTAAGGGTGGTGGTGGATATGGGCAGGCACAGCAGTTAGGGCAGCAATTACAGCCAGCACAATTACAGCCAGCAGGAGCAGCATCACCTTATTTTCAGGACATCATGGGTCGAGCGGCATATGAGCCTCAGGGGCAGGCACAGCAGTTAGGGCAGTTACAGCAGCAATTAGCAGGGCAGCAGCAAGCATTAGGAGCCGGACTTGGTGGTGGGGTTGGGATGTATGGAGGGATGCAAGATGAGGCGGCAGCAGAACCAGCGCGGTTTGCAGCATCTCCATCGAAAAATGGAATTGTTGGCATAGGTGATTTCGAGCAGAAGCAGATAGTTGCGCCGAAAGATCAAGCTGTCGGTATAGGTGATTTTGAACAGAAGCAGATAGCTGACCAACCCTCTGTAACACCACAGAAGTGGACTCCAGAGGAGAAAGCAGCTTGGGCACAACGGGAGCAAGCTCCAGCCCCGGCTCCGGTCATACCTCAAAAATGGACGCCAGAACAAAAGGCTACTTGGGGTGGATGGTCACCAGAGCAGCAACAGTTGGCTCAAGGGAACACGGCTCTATGGACGCCACAGCAACAGAGTGCTTGGGGCGCAGGTCAGCCGTTACCCGGATGGTCACAAGCACAGCAAAGTGCTTGGGGCGCAGGTCAGCCGTTGACCGGATGGACACCACAACAACAGAGAGATTGGCGCGCAGGAACGAAGCCATTGTCCGAGGTGCGATGGACTCCAGCACAGCAGGCAGCTTGGAGGGCAGCGCGAAGGGCTAATGGGGGGATAGTTGGACTTTACTGGCCCGGAGGGCGGGTGCATTAACGATGCCGCTGCGTAAATTACAATTCCAGCCGGGGGTCAATAAAGAAGGCACTGAGTACAGTGCAGGCTCTGGTTGGTTTGATTCCGATAAAATCCGCTTCAGGAAAGGCCGTCCTGAGAAAATAGGCGGCTGGGAGAAGTTTTCTACGAGTGCTTTTCTGGGTGTTTGCCGGTCGATTCATGATTGGGCTGCACTGAATTCCACAAAGTATTTAGGCATTGGTACGCATCTGAAGTTGTATGCAGCCGAGGGAACGAGTTTCTATGATGTGACACCGATCAGATCGACCACCTCCGCAGGAGATGTCACGTTCTCGGCCACCAATGGATCGTCAACCATCACTGCAACGGATTCAGGGCATGGGGCGGTGGTTAATGATTTTGTGACATTTTCCGGTGCAGCAACTTTGGGCGGCTTGATTACGGCTACGGTGCTGAATCAGGAATACCAGATTGCCACGGTTCCAAGTACCAGCACCTATACCTTTACAGCTAAAGACACCTCCGATGATGAAGTCACTGCGAATTCCAGTGATTCAGGTAATGGCGGTTCATCTGTGGTTGGTGCATACCAGATCAATACCGGGCTGAATGCTTATGTGTCCGGCACAGGATGGGGTGCCAATGCGTGGAGTAACGGAACATTCGGCAGTTCCAGCAGCGTTCTCAGTTCTAACCAGTTGCGTCTGTGGAATCAGGATAATTTTGGCGAAGATTTACTTGCCAATGTTCGTGGTGGTGGGGTGTATTACTGGGATTCCAGTGCGGGCACCAGCACAAGGGCGGTCGATATCAGTACGCTGAGTGGTGCTTCTGCCACGCCTACCGTGGCGCTGCAAATTATGGTGTCTGACGTGGATCAGCATGTCATCTGTTTTGGCGTGAATGATATCGGCTCAAGCACGATTGACCCATTGCTGGTGCGCTGGTCGGATCAAGAATCAGCAGCGGACTGGACACCAACGGCGATCAATACCGCTGGCGGTGTGCGAATTAACCAAGGCTCGAAAATTATCGGCGCGTTGCAGACCCGACAGGAAATCCTGATCTGGACGGATAATAGTGTTCATTCCATGCGCTTTGTTGGCTCACCGTTTATTTTTCAGTTTAATTTGTTAAGCCACAACATTTCGATGATCTCCCCGAATGCAGCAGCCAATGCCCGTGGGAGCGTGTACTTCATGGATCGGGGTGGGTTCTTTGTTTACAACGGCTCGGTTCAGCCGGTGCCTTGTTCGGTCAAAGACCATGTGTTTTCCAATCTTAACTTGGGTCAGGCATACAAGGTATATGCGGCAACCAATGTGGATTTTTCTGAAGTCACTTGGTATTACCCGGTAGGAGAAGACAACACCGATATCACCAATTATGTGACTTTTAATTATGCTGAGAACGTGTGGTTTGTGGGCACCTTGGTCAGAGGAACATGGATCGAGGCTGGTACAAGGGATTATCCGCTTGCGGCTTCAGTTATCACCTCCGATGATAATAATTATATCTACAGGCATGAGACCGGTTATGACGATGACGGCTCTGCGATGACGGCCTATATCGAGTCGGGCGATGTGGAACTGGATGAAGGCGGTAGGCTCATGTTTATGAGCAGGATGATTCCGGATTTCAGGTTCAGTGGTGATACGGGCAGTGCGTCTATGGATGTCACCATCAAGGGCAAGCGGTTTCCGCTGGAAAGCCTTTCGACGCTGGCAACAGCGACGGTTACCAGCAGCACCGAGCAGAATTTTTTACGCACCCGAGCGAGGGAGTCGGTTGTCAGGGTAGAAAGTAGCGGTCTTGGTTATGGCTGGCGCTTGGGTGATTTGCGTTTTGAAATGAGACAGGACGGGAGACGCTGATGGCATCGCTTAGAACTAACCCTTTGCCGTCGCCCAGCGAGGAATATGACAGCGAGAACGAGCAGACAATGCGTAGAACCGTGGAGTTTGCGTTGCAGAATATAGAGAACGATGTGTTGTTAGCCAAGACTCAGGCCGATAAGGATGGTTCCTTGGCGATGCGACGGTTTCAGTTCTTGTTGATGGGAGCCTCGTGAGTGACATCATTAAAGTCCTCGGTCAGTTGGATTGTGCGGCTACAACGCAGGAGACTCTGTATACGGTCCCAGACCTCACCCAGACCACGGTTAGTTCGTTTCTCGCCTGCAACCGGACAGGAAGCGCGATTACATTCAGACTTCGGATAAATGTTGCCGGGGCTGGGGACAATGACAAACAGTTTCTTTATTATGATAAGTCTGTTGCAGCAAACACGACATTTACAGCGGTTATTGGTATGTGTTTAGGACAGGCAGATGTGGTTAAGACTTATGCGAGTGCTGTAGATATGACTTTTACTTTATTTGGTGTTGAGACTAAATAGGATTGATGATGAATAATTACGCACCCTTACAGGGAGTGGCTCAGGATTTAGCCAAGCATGGTCGGTATGGAGATTCCATGCTGGTTCACATGAACCCGATTGAGGTTCAGGGTATTGCGGCGTTATCTCCTACAGGTCAACTGACCACCAATCCAGTGACAGGCCAGCAGGAGGCTTTTCTGCCGTTTCTGATCCCGATGTTAGCCAGTTGGGGCGGCACTGCGCTTGGGCTTGGGGCTATGGGAACCAGTCTGCTTGGAGCCGGTTTAACCACATTGGCTACTGGAGATTTTAAGAAAGGTTTGCTGTCCGGCATTTTGGGTGGTGTCGGGGGTAAGATTTTTGGCGCTGGAGCACCAGATGTTGTGGCTGAACAAGGTTTAGCTAGTGCAGGGGAAGGAATAACTAAAATGGGATTTGATCCTTCTGCAACAACTTTTGATGTTACAGGTCTTAGTGCAAGCAAGGCATCAGGATTGGGAGACTTGTTAACAAAGCAAGCAGGATATCAACAGACTTTGGCTGATTTGAGCACGGCTGCGCCAGCGACTTTTGGGGAAAAACTGATTGCTCCATTTGCTGGTGGGAAAGAATCGTTGGCGGCGATGGGGACGGAGTTAATGAAGCCCTCATCATTGCTTGGTTTGGGGGTGGCGGGCGGATCGCTTGCTGAGATGGATCGACAGGAAGCTATGGCTCGTGCGGCTGGGGAAAGAGGGCTAGAAGACGAAGAAGAGCGCAGGAAGTGGGAAGGAATTATGGAGGAAGGATTCCAGCAAAGCAGGGCTGATTATCCTTATGCTTCGTATGCTGCGAATCGAGGCGGGATTATTTCTATCAATCCAGCGAACTACGCCAGACGGCGCAATGGATTTAATACGCTAGGTGCTGCCCCTGTTCAGATGCAGGGTGGTGGTGAAACAGCGGCATTTCGCCAAGCAAGAATTCGTGGTCCCAGAACCATTACCCCGGAAGAACTGGCTGTGGCAGGACGCCCCGGATTCGGGCCTGAGATTACATATTTCCAACCCAGAAGGGTTGGCGTTACTGATGCTGATGTTGGTGCTGGCGCTGGCGCAGAATTACCGGCTGATATTGATCTTTCCAGTCTCTCTGGTTTTTATGGCACAGGATATGGGAATTTGTTTGGAAATTATAATATTCCTTTACAGCCATCTCCTGTATCTGATGCAAGGAGTCTGATCGAGCGGGATTATGGAGATAACGGAACCATCAGTGATGAAGCAGCAGAAGTTGCTACTGATACTGCTGTTGATTATGTGACAGGCACGGCTCCAGTAATAACACCTCCATCACCTTCCGGTTCGCTGGAAGAAATTCTTGCTGAAATACAACGGCCTACTCTAGCCCCTCCGCCACCACCTCCACCGGCAGCGGCGCCACC